TTGCTCATCGGCTGCATTCCGTTTACAATACAATATTCTGTGTACTGTTTATAAACCTCTTTGACAGATTCATTTTCAATCTTGGTATCTTCATCTTTAAAGAATCCCAAAATTGGATTGTTAAATTCTTCGTATTCTTCAATCTCGTGTTCTACACTCTTACACTCTGTAAACTTCTTATTTGCTAACACCCTTCTCAAACCTTCGATACCAAGTCTCAAGAGATATTCCATAGCTTCTGGACTTCTCAACTTATACTTAATATAAGGGTCAAAATCAGTGTTCTTAGCTGTGAACTTTGCATTGAATGGTATAATAACCAAACGTCTCAAAACAGCTCCAGTTCTATCCTTAATTCTTGGCATATCGTTAGCACTGAACATGAATTTACAATAGCAATCAAACTCAAACAAATCAGTGCCTTTATTTTCGGTGTTAATTCTTCCACCAGTTACAAGTTTCTTGAACATACTCGAATCTTTAATGAAGTCATCACTAATATCATCGCCTATATTAGCTAACTTCCCACTTAATTGAGCTGGTTTGAATCGTTCACCAAGCTCTTTCAAGTCAAGTGATGAAATGTTCTCCATTCCAAGTAGGTTATTAACCATATCTAGGAATGTAGATTTACCATTCGCACCACCACCCAACAAGATAAATGATTTACCTAACTCGTTTCTTCTATAGAAACAATAACCCACAGCTTCTTCTAACAAAGCTCTTACATTTGCATCTCCACATGCTATATTGTTTAAACAATCATCAACTACTTTTGAATAAGCATTTGGGTTGTAGTTCCAGTCAATTTTGTTTGTTACAATCTTGTCTGGAGAGAATGAAGCCACGTCATTTGTTGTTAAATCATATACACCATTCTTAAATGCTATGAGATTAGTGCTATCTATTGTATAATCTTGGTCAATCAAGAGATCCAAGTATGATAATGTTTCATCTCGCTTCGTTCTGTTTAGCTGTGAGATGTGTTGGATCATAGCTGCTTTAATATCTCTTGGATTGTTAGAGTACACACCATCTTTATATATGTGTAATTGACCATTCATTTTAATAATGTGGTTTGTGTCTTTTAAGTAATGAGCAAACTTATCAAAGAAGAAAGTGTTACCGTTAAAGAATGTTGGTTTAGATACTGTGAAACTTTCATCTCTGGTGATGGTTGCAAATTCTTCATCAGTTACTGGTTTATCAAACACATATTTATTTATGATTGACAAAACGTCTATGATTTCTTCTTTTGTAAATTTATTCTCTTGAAGCGGCAAGATATAAGAAAACAGTGTATTGTTTCTTCCTTCACCCTCTTTAAGATTCATCAAATCGAATTTACTATCTAATGGTAAAAAGATTTTAGGTACTTCTTGGTATTCTTCTTCTGGGAATTTGTCATAAATAATTTCACGTTCTTTACCATCGTATTTGCAAATAGCATACGAATTTTTTAAACCACACTTTATATCACACTTAAGTCCAACAGCTAATTTAGTTCCAGTGAAACACTTTTTGATTGCACCATTTGTATTTTTGAAAAACATGTGGTATCCCCTAGTTGTTTTAACAACTCGGCATCTCATCTCTAATGCTTCCACTATATCAAGTGCAATGTTGGCTGTTTTCTCATCGTCAAAATCTAAAAGCACACTGTCTGGAGCTAGAACACCAGCAAATTCGTCAAGATCTTTTACTTCTTCGTATGTTCGTAAAGGAACATCTTTAAATTTGTCGATGCACTTCTTCTCATGTGTTCTGACGAATCCTCTGAAAAAACTGTTCATAATTTATCACTCCATTTTTATACCAAAATCTTCTAATCTCTTTTTGGTGAGATCTATGTACCATTGTTTGTCTAATTTCCAATTTACTTTTTTGTTTGTCACATCACCATTGTCAATGAAACAACTCTCTGGGCAATTACCAAACTTCTCATTTGTTGCACCTTCTGTTTTACATTTTCCAAGGTAAGTATCACCCATAGCAGTAGATGCAAACACTCTAAATACGTTTCCATGCACTCGTCTACCATTATGTGTGGCAAACTCATATTTACTTGACACTTTATAAATCTTCTGAAACTCAATCAAATCATCACATTCATTAATTGTGTCTTCAACTGGTGTCTTATTTACTAAATAACTAACAATCGCCTTATTGATGATTGGCATATCGTAGTCTAATTTACTTAGCTTTTTGACATAAGCACCTTTACTTTCGATCTTTCCATCTTCATCAATAAACAAGTAGTTGTTTACATCTTTTTGATGGATTTCTTTAATGTAGTCAAACCCTAAACCCATACCAGTACGAGTTTCCCATTCATAGCAAATGTCGTCTGCTAAATTAAAATCGTCTTCATCTATTTTAATAATAAGACCATCCGTATTACTTTGGATGAGTTTATAGCTTGGAATGGCTTCCAGATGCTCTAACAAATCGAGTAGTAGCAGCTGACCATTCACACAAACGTTATTAGCCATGAGCGGATCATATAATTGATTGTATTTATCTTTACTACCACCATACGTACTATTGAGTACAATCTTTAGTGGAGCTTGTAATGGGTTTTTCTCTTTCTTATATTTAAGTCTGAGATTAATAATCTCATTATACTTTTCTGGATCAACCACGTTTCTACTTAAGAAGTTATATACTCTCATTAAGTTTGGATAGTATGAATTAACGTCTACGTGTAAGAACAATCCAGTATCATGATATTGCTCAACTGCACCATGTAATCCACCCCAAGCAAAAGTGTGTTCTACACCAGACACTTCAGTCACTAATGACTTACTATAATCTCGGTTGTCTTGGTCTAAAAACCAGTCTACAACGTGCTTGTACTTCTCAATTCTAAGGGTGTCAACCAATGTAATATCAAATTCATCTTTGCGGTCTACAAGCGGCTTTTTTGCTCCCAAAACAGTAGCGGCTAATTGAGTCTTAGTTTTACCGATATAAGATAATGGGAGATTGTACATTTTAATCAAGCCAAAAATAGCATCAAACTCTTGTTTCTGTTCAATGAAAACGTTTATTGTTTCCATAACGTCATTGCGGCAATATTCAATCGTTTCAGCCAATTCAGCTGGGTTAAGTTTTCGATCTAAATTGAAATCAACTTCACTCTCATAAATACTATGACCTTGGAAGGCTTCGAGAGTTTTTAAACCGTTAAAACCTAAATACACATCATACACATTGAGAGATATTTTGTTAAACAGCTTAGAGTATTGGTAACCCTTCTTACCTTCTACGATGATAAAGTCGTTTACTTCTTTTGGATTGAAGTCAAGTAATATAGCTTTAAGAATATAAGTGTCATAATTTCTGCAATTAAACCCAACCCAAATATCATTTTTATAATCATTATAGAGGCTCACCAACTCGTCTTTGTTATTGTGTATTACGAACTCTTTTTTATTGATTGGATCGATTGCTACGATTAGCCAGTCCATTTTAAATACTTCAAAGTCAAAAAATAGCATGTATTTTCCCTCATTATGTGATATTTTTAAGGGTAAAATGTGATTTTTTGTATCACACTTTACCCTTTATATTAATTAACCTTCATATACTTCTACGATCTTGTATTTACCGTAACCTTTTTTATCGAATGTGTATTCAAGTTGATATTCGAGTTTAGCTTCATTAATAGCTTCGTGAACATCGAGCAACAAGTTGTTAAATTGTGAGTAAGATTCAAAATCAATCTCAATTCCACTATCCAATGATTTAAGTAAATCTTTAACAATGTGAACTTGGAATGGTTCAACCAAGATTTGGTTCATAAAGATATAGCTGTTTTTGAAATTTCCAGCCAAGATCTTAAACCAAATAGAAACCATAGGTTTACCATTTTTAGATTCTCTAAGTTCCATCTTTTCAACTTTAACTTCATAGTTACCAGCTGGAACTTCCTCATACTCAGTGTTACCACCGTTTACTTCGTAATTTTTAACGTCTTCAGATAATTGTTTTGTGTTAATGTTTGCATCAAATTTTTCAAAAATATTCGCCATAATAAATCTCCTTTAAATTAATTTTTATTAAGCTCTAACTCGTCTACTTCTAGTTGGAGCAGCTTGTGGTTCAGCTACTGGTTCAGCAGCGGCTGGTTCTTCGACTGGTGTTGGTTCTGGTGTTGGCTCATCGGCAATTTCTGGCTGTGGTTCAGCTGGTTTTTCTTCCGATACTGGCACACTTTGTCTAGCTGGTCGGCTTGATTTTGCGTGTTGGTTTGCATCATCATACACCTTCATCAACGCATCATACTCAAGTGGAATTTCAGTGTTTGTAATACTCAAACGACCACCACCGAATACTACTTCATCAGTCTTGAACGATAATCTACGGTTTTCACCATCTACTACAATTCGGCAAACTACGTCTACCATACCAGCAATCTTCAATGCTGTTTTATCATTAATATTTGGTTTAATGGTTGTAACCTTATCACCAGATTTTTTAGTAATATCTTTTGTTGTATCTTCATGTGACAACAAGATGATATTTTCATAGTCCAAGTTCATCAAACGTTTCATTGTAGATAAGAACTCAGTTTTAACTGTATCGTAACCTTTACCAAAGCCAGCTTCACTTTCGTGTTCTACGCCTAATTTACCGTAGCAGTACAATCTACAATATTCATATGTATCTTCAAGAAGATCGACAACGATTGTCTTGAAGTCGTTTTCTTTCTTTTCAAGTTCAGCAATGATGTCTTTGAACACTTCCCATGCTGATTTTCTTGTGGTAATTCTTCCGTTAGTAGTAACTTCATCCTTAACTCTAAGATAAGCACCATCGAAACTGTTAATGTTTCCGTCAGTGTTAAGGAATAATGGATCTGGGAATTTGTTTGCTAATGTTGTTTTTCCAGCGAATGGTGGAGCATACAACCAGATCTTTTTGTATGCGATTTTATCCATGCTTCTTCTTTCATTTTTAGGTAGTAACATAATAATCTCCTTGTTTGTTAAAATATTCACACATTGCCCCATGTGTAAGGGTTGAGAATTGGGTTATCATACTATTTCATAATCAACCCCTTCTTTACACAGCTCTTTAAACTCACAATAGTCACATAGTTTAGTTTCATTTTTTGGATATTCAGTAGCCGATTCTATCTTCGCTATATCATCGAAGAAATCTCGCACCTTATTAGGATCATAGGTCATTTCTTCTTTTTTAATGATAGCTTTTTCACATTCAGCTCTTAATCGTTGCCTAAATTCATGTAACGTTTCAGTCTTCTTTTGTCTAATGTTTATCTTTGGAATAAACAAATAGTATAACCTTTTTGCATCTTTACGATAGTATTTGTATAGATGTAATTGGCGTGAGTCAGAATATCTGTTCGTATTTGATGTATATTTATAATCATAAATGTCCTTCGACATTTTGTCATCACTGTCACATAATAAATCAATATATCCCACAAAGTTTTCACAATCTATTTTGACTTCAGATTCACCATCTGGAAGCATTGCTTTAGCTTTTGGAATTAATATTTCCAATTTTATGACTTCGTGTATCTGTTCATCAGTGATAATTGGGAAATACGACAAATATTCTTTTACAGCTGTTTCAACATTAGTTTCCAGTCCTTTATGTAAGGCTGTACCTAATATCAACGGATTTGTGGCATCATAATTTGGTAATGTTTTAAGTTTGTCAATATATCGTAGCTTGTATTTATACGGACATTGGTTATAGGTATCAACTCTTGAGTAACTATATTGTGTCATCATTACCTCTCTTGGATGATTCCCAAATCCCAAGTGTAACTAAAGTTTTTATCTTGACTTTGTTTAATGGTTCGTATCAAGCTTTTAAACTTCTCAAAATCTTTAGGATATAATACAAGTGCCACTCCACCAGCTAGTTTGATTTCATCAATCGTATAAAGTTGTAACTTACTAGGCTTACCAGTTGGAGCTTTAACCTCAATGGCTACGAATATACCATTTACACACGCTAGTATGTCTGGGATTCCAGATTTGGTGAACTCACTCCCAGCCCAGTACTTAATTAACCACGCTCCTTCTTTTTTAAGGAACGCTTTAACTTTGTTTTCAAAAATTTTCTCAGCTGCCATAACTCCTCCTTATTCCACAAAAACAGATAATACTTTTAAAGCTGCTCTAAATCCTAGGATGATTGTTCCCACAATTTGAGTCCATAGTGGAATCTCAATCACCCACAAGAGCATCAGCAATACTATTCCCATTTGCCACCTCCTTATATGAAATCTCTTTTTGACACACCATAATATCCAAACGGATCTCGTTCAGCTGCTTGAAATTCTCTGTATTCATCCCAAGCAACACTTTCATAATAGTCGGTAATATCATCACGAAAATAATCTTCAAGCTCCGCTCTAATATCAAGGTCTGTAAGTAATAAACTTATAAGTTCTTCTTTAGTAAAAGAATCTAGCACGTGTTCTAAAGCTTCTCTCACTTCACATGAGTCAATCTCATGATCGAAGCTCTCATAATCCGTTGAATAAGTAAGTATCATTTATTTATCTCCTTCGTAAAGATAGTCCAGATAATCTTTACCAGTCTTAACTACATCTAAAATCTGTTTATCAAAATCTGTTTGTAGATAATAGTAGAAACATGGTTGTGATTGCCCAATACGGTGTATACGTTTCAATGATTGCTGCCAATCTTCACTTCGGTTAGTAACACAGAAATATATAATCTTATTGGCTTTCTGTAAGTTCAAACCTTTGGAAGCAGATTGAAATTGACACAGTGTAATTGAGTTACCACAATTCTCATAAGCATCCAGATCCTTAACATGACCATTAACTTCGCTAATTGGTCTGTCTTCTGGAATGACGGATTTAATTGCTTCTAACTCATTGTTGTACATATAGAAGATTATTAATCTCTCATCAGTTGAATTGATAAGATCTTTCAATGCTTCTAGTTTTTGTGGATTATATGCACCACACAAGTATCGCTTGTATAGATACATTTTTGTTGACATATCACCTACTAAGGTGGTATCATCAAGCTGAATAATTTTGTCTTTAAGGAACTTTTTATATTCCTTGGTAAATGGAATATGGATTGGTATTTCAGTTTGTGTTGGTAAATCAATTACATCTTCGGTTTTTAAGAAACTTGCTCCGTATTGCTGCATCTTATACTTCAGTCGGTCTAAGTTCTTATAACCTACGATCTCTTTAATTGGTCTGCCATTTCGCAATATCTTGTTACCTCTCCAGTCGGTCTTATACCCATACTCACAATAGTGTTGTAGAAATAATTTTTTGTCTATCTCCCAACCAAGTAGATGACATTGAGACCAGAGTTTCTCATATCCTTTAGAGAATGGTGTACCAGTTAATAAAATAACGTGGTCAGCATTTAGTTTAAATATGGCTTTACATCGTTTGTTTGTATCATTTTGGATTTCACTTGACTCATCTAATATGAGAGTGAAATTCTTGATCTTGAATTGTCTTCTAAAAATAATGTCGTAGTTGATTACTCCCACAGTAATGTTAGAAGTGTCACCATTAAAAGTATTACTAGAAATACTTCCAAACTCATCAAATCCTTTCTTTGTTGTCAAATCTATGACATTACAATGATAGTTTTCTTCAAAGTGTTTGCACCAGTCAGCTATTTTCGACTTTTGGCACACCACTATAATATTAAGTCCGTACCTCATAGCAAACTCAGATCCAGTGTAGGTCTTACCTAATCCCATGTCATGGAACAGTCCAACATTCTTGAAATGAGCTAACTCATCAAATACTGTCTGCTGGTGTGTAAATAAATTAACTGACATCGCTCACTCCTTCATTCTGATTTATAGTAATTCTCTCCCAGATATTCATATAGTTTATATTCATTAACATAGTATGTGTAACGGTTTTTACTCGTCTTAATCGCTACACCAAAGTTAAATTTGTTTTGTATGAGTCCTAATCTAAGAGTCTGTGGATTCATTTTTAGTTTTTTAGCAGCTTCAATAATGTTCAATTAATCTCACTCCGTTTCACTTAAATCAAGCATTTCGATAGCTTCTTCATAAGGTATAAAGAACAAAGACCATTCAATCTCTAAAATCTCACCTATTTTTCTAGCCAACTTAATTGATGGTTGGTTGACACCAGTGCAAATTTTAGTAATGGTGGTTCGTTCTACACCACAGCGTTTGGCAAGTTCGTTCTGTGACCACTTCCTTTCAAGCATGGCTTGTTTCATCATTTCGATGCCAAAGTTCATTTGTTTCATGTGTTACCTCCTTCACATAAATTATTGTATGTGATTCTAAATCAAAATGCAAGAGATTTTTTATCACATTTAAGCAAAGCCTATTATACGGATTTTTTGACGTTTGTCAATAGGTTTTCAGAAAATTCTTTAAATTTTTATATACAACCCACAATGACATTCACCTTCAGATTGCTCTCTAAACTCTTTACACATACATTTAGTGTCTGGTGTCTTATCCAATCTACATGGGCAATAACCTTCATTTTTAACAAGTCCAGCACGAATGTCACGTACAATGTTTTCATTTGGATTTACTATAATCTTTGGTTGTGAAATAACCTTTGCATATTGGTTATCACTCACAAGAGTAAGACCTAACACATCGTCATATCTTGATTTACCATTTGGATTGAATCTGCCAAATTTAACAATCATGCGTGGAAATTTACTCAAAGCTGCAACTTTGTCAGCTATTTCGTCTTCCTTGTATCCAGTGTAAATAACAATATCATCTTTGCAGTTAGCTCTGAATTTAACTACAAACTCATAAAGATCATTCCAGCTATCGAATGGTTCCATTCCACCAAAGACCACAGATTCAGTGAGTGGGTTGTTATTGTATCTTTCAATCAATTCTTCAACACTCATGTTAATCTTTTCAGCGTTTCTCAAGTCATCGTTAATGCAGATGCTTGAAGGGAAACCAAGTTCCCTCCAGCACTTACCGTCACAATATGGCAAACCCACGAACATAGCAAGTTTTTTGTAGTTTGTTGTATCTTCATCAATAATATTAGTTATTAGCATTTTCAATCTCCTTCACTGTATACCATCTTCTATTTTCAAATTCTTCTTTTCTTTCTTTACTGTATGATTTACTTGGAGTAAGGAAACCTACTACTCTAGTAAATTCATCAAATTTAGGCTCACCACATGTAGGACAGCAGCCATCACCTATATAAGCGTGTTCATTCTTACAAACTGAAATCTTCTTATTGAAGCAAGAATAAATCACACCACTGTTACCAAGGTGGTTTAGTATCTTCCAAGCTTGGTCGAAGTTGTTAAAGTTACCATTTACATTGATGTGTGAGATTTGACCTCCACCACATTTATTGTCAAGTGCTGAAGCTGTTCTAATCTTTTCTTGGATAGTACATTTCTCTTGAAGTGGAATCCATTGGTTAGAATAGATGTTTTCATGATGTTCATCTGGATAGAACATATCGTCTTTTCTTCTAAGCTTTACATTGGCATTTTCGGCTGGTACAGCTTCAATGTTAATTGAGTAATCAAAATCATAAGACTCTTTTAATTCAGCGATTTTGTCAAGGATTTCACTTGCAAAAGCCAAACCTTCTTCAGTATAGAAATTATTACCCACAGCATCTACACCAATTCCACCCATCTCTCTCACAGCTTCAAACATTGCTGTGATACCGATTGTGTTATATTGGTTTTCAAGTTTTAACAATTCATAGGTATAGTTTGGAAGCAAACCCTTTTCTACATTACGTTCAATAATGTGTCTTACGATGTCAAGTGTCTTGACTGTAGTATCTACTCTATCAATTAAGAGTGACATGAACTTATCTTTATCTCTACCACTATCTAACACAATTCTTCTTAAGTTAATTGTATTTACTTTAACTGATCCGATACTCAACGATGTACCACCTATTGAGTTAATAAATCCTAAGTTCTTTTTCTTATGTACATCTTCTAAATTGTTTACAAGTCGGCAACAGCTGCTCAAGCTGGTTACATCTGATCCAAGATAGAAGTTACCATCACACCATTCCATGTTAGCTTCACAACACCATTTAGCAAATTCTTCATCTACAAACTTACCATCTCTAAACAACAATGAGTATGTGATAACTGGGAATGTAGCCATCATGTGTTTTCTGGTTTCTTTAACCACTTCCATGAACACTTTTTGGTGTTCCATAATACCATATATATTGTCGATTACAAATTGTCCGTCTGGATAAGCTCTACCACCGAAAAGTTCTTCGAGATAATTTCTATCCATAATTGTGATATTCGTAAACGCACTTTGGATAACTCTGAGATATGGTTGGTTGCAATCATAGATGAATTTTTGGAAACATTGTCTTCTATAATATTCTGGATCTTTCAAATAGAAGTTGTTTTCAACGTCATTTTTCCAGTACCAGTAAGAGTAAACAAGATAGCTTGGAAGTCCAACAGCACCAGATTGTCTATTAGAAAGCCAACCTATATATTCAAGACAATGGTCGTTAAATGTTGTTAAGTGTTTCGCTGGTTGAGTCTTAAACTTGTTAATGAAGAAAAGACCTTTTTCTACAAGCTGATCCAAATCTACAGCGTAGCAATATGGCATGAATGTAGCACTTGGGAAGTCGTGTAAGTATGATTCTCCAATCCACTCACCCTCAAGCCACTTATTAGCTTGGTCTACACCATACTTCTTTTTAAGTTCAAAAAAGATTTTGTTCATAGCTAACAATTTACAGTGTGGTTCAGCCATGTTGTGTAACAAGCTGGTAACATCTTTTGTGTCACTGTTTGCGTTTGGATTTATTGAAATGTCTACTACTTTACTAGCATCATCAATAAAGTTATCAATGAATCCAGTAAAGTTTAAGTTGTCATTTGACAAACCATTCAATCTGGCTAAATCCTCACCATAATGTTCAATTAAATAATCTAGTTTTTTAACAAAATCTTGGTCTAAATTGTTATTAAAG